AATTGGACAAAGCAAAAGTGGAGAACCAAGTCTGGTAAACCATCTACCCAAGGCCCAAAGGCTACTGGTGAGCGTTACTTGCCAGCCGCCGCTATAAAAGCTATGTCTAGTTCACAGTATGCGGCTTCTTCTAAGAAAAAGCGTGAGGACACAAGTAAAGGGAAGCAATTCTCCAAGCAACCAAAAGGCGCGGCGGCGATTGCTAAAAGATATAGATGAGTTTTCTACACACACTGAAGGTAGAAGAACGTGACCTTCTTCGCAGAATAGTGAAGAAAGTACACCTTGCTCACCACCCAAAAGAATTTTGTACCGACCATGAAGCTGATAAAGTTATTGCTGTTATTGGCCCAGAAGTGATTGATCGTATGATTAAGTTCGGTAAGGACAACAAGGTTGACCAGCTTTAATTACAAGCCTGATGGCAGTGTACTAAAAGCATTTATGAAAGATGATAGTTTCTTTCGTGGCATTCGTGGGCCTGTAGGCTCTGGCAAATCTGTTGGCTGTTGTGTTGAAGTCTTTCGCAGATCTTTGATGCAAAAGAAAAATAAAGATGGCATTCGGCGTAGTCGCTGGGCAATTATTAGAAACACTAACCCACAACTAAGAACAACCACAATAAAGACTTGGCTTGACTGGTTTCCAGAAGATGAATGGGGCAAGTTTATGTGGTCGGTTCCATACACCCATTGGATTAGGCAAGGTGATTTGGAACTAGAAGTAATCTTCCTAGCCCTCGACCGTCCAGAAGATGTTAAAAAACTCCTCTCCCTTGAGCTAACTGGCATCTGGATTAACGAGGCTAGGGAGATACCCAAGTCAATTATTGATGCATGTACTATGCGTGTTGGTCGCTTTCCTTCTATGCGTGATGGTGGGCCAAGCTGGTCTGGTGTTATTGCAGATACGAATGCACCAGAAGAAGATCACTGGTGGCCTATTATGTCTGGTGAAGTGCCTGTGCCGGATCATATTCCTCTGGAGCAAGCGCGTATGCTAGTCAAACCAGATAACTGGAACTTCTATATTCAGCCAGCCGGAATGGACGAGATTACAGAAAAAGATGGTTCTGTTGTTGACTACAAGCCAAACAAGAAGTCTGAGAACGCAAAGAACATGCTTGAAAGCTACTACCCGAATCTAATTCGCGGTAAAACAAAAAGCTGGATTGATGTCTATGTAATGAATAGACTTGGCACCATTCAAGAGGGAAAGCCAGTGTATCAAGGTTTTGTAACTGAAACACATGTAGCCAAAGAAGAAATACCAATTGCTGATGGCATACCGCTATACATTGGCATTGACTTTGGTTTGACACCAGCCGCTGTGTTTGGGCAGAAAGTACGCGGCAGATGGTTGATTCAGTCAGAGATTGTAGCCATTGACATGGGCATTGTTCGCTTTGCTGAGTTGCTTAGACAAGAGATATCTACACGTTTTGGTAATCAAGAGGTGCGAATCTTTGGTGATCCGGCTGGTGACTTTCGCGCACAAACCGATGAAAGTACACCTTTTCAAATACTTAGAGGAGCTGGGCTACGAGCAACGCCTGCACCAAGCAACTCTGTTGACTTGCGCTTAGAAGCTGTGTCGTCTTCTTTGAACAAAATGGTTGATGGCAAGTCAGCATTTTTGATTGATCGGCGTTGCCCAACATTGATTAAAGGGTTTGAGGGCGGCTATCAGTACAAGCGTATGCAAGTGTCTGGTGAGCGTTTTGATGATAAGCCAGAAAAAAATATGTATTCACACATTCATGATGCGCTTCAGTATCTAATGCTTGGTGCTGGTGAAGGTAGACAGCTTATATCTGGGCAGAAACCTTTGACCGCATTTAATGCTAGGTCTGAGTTTGATGTGTTTGCAAGGAAGCCAAAGCAACAAAAACGTCAAGGCTTATGGGCAAGAATGTGATTTGTGCGTTGCGTTCTGCAACTAATTGTGTTTATGAATTGAGTTCTAGCTAGGAGATCGACTATGTGTACATCAAGACCATCACCACCGCCAGCACCGCCTCCACCTGATCCAGAAGTAGAAGCACAGCAGGAAGCGCAACGGGAAGAAGCAACTGCAGAAAAGAAAGAAATGAGAGATAAAACATTACAGCAAACTGTTTCACGTTTGCGTGGTGGTTCTGGCAGACGTTCTTTAATTAAAGGCTCTGGCGGCGGAATGGGTTTCTATAACGAGTACTTGTAATGATAACTTATGCTGATACGTCTACTGGCGTTTATGAAGGCGGCAAAATAGCTCAAACATATTTGAAGAAATATGAACGAGCTAAAACATTGCGTGAAAACTTTCTTCCGTTGTTTGAGGAATGCTATGAGTATGCATTGCCGCAACGTGAATCTTTTTATGCAGAATCAGTAGGACAGCGTAGAGATGATAAAATTTTCGATGAAACGGCTGTTGTTGGCGTTCAAGAGTTTGCATCAAGACTTCAATCGGGGTTGGTTCCTAACTTTGCTAGATGGGCGGATTTTACTGCGGGTTCTGAAGTACCGCCTGAAAACAGAGATGAAGTTAATAATCAACTGGATGAAGTTACGAATTACGTCTTTGAGGTTATTCAGAATTCGAATTTCGGTCAGGAAGTTCATGAATCGTTTATGGACTTGGCGGTAGGCACAGGTGTGCTATGCGCTATGGAAGGTGATGCAGTAAATCCAGTTATGTTTTCTGCAATACCACTTCCGCATGTAGTTCTTGATACTGGGCCTGATGATCGTGTTGATCATGTATATCGTGAGCGTTCTGTACGAAACTCAGATATTCCTGTAATGTACCCAAAAGTAAAGCTAACAGAAAAAATACAACAAAGAATATCTAACAATCCTGATGAACGTACCAAGGTTTTAGAAGTTGTATGCAGAGATTACTCTAAGTTAAATCAGGAAGCGTATTTATTTTATGCAATAGAAACAAATACTAAGGAGATTATTAAGGCAGAAGCCTATAATGGTATTGGCTCAAATCCGTTTATTTGTTTTCGTTGGTCAAAAGTTTCTGGTGAAATTTATGGGCGTGGCCCATTAATTAATGCTCTTAGTGCTATCAAAACTACTAACTTAACTATTGAGTTGATTTTAGAAAATGCACAGATGGCAATCTCAGGCATTTATCAGATGGACGATGACGGTGTTATTAACCCAGATACTATTAATCTCGTCCCCGGAACGGTCATACCGAAAGCCGCAGGATCATTGGGTCTTCAGCCTGTTCAAGCGGCTGGCTCTTTTGATGTTGCTAATCTTGTTCTTGGTGATATGCGTTTGAATATTAAACGCGCCTTGTACAATGATATGCTTGGCGACCCAAACAAAACACCAGCTTCTGCAACAGAGATTGCAGAGCGTATGGCTGATTTATCAAGGCGTATTGGCTCTGCCTTTGGCAGACTGCAAGCTGAACTGGTTCAGCCTGTATTGCAAAGAGTTGTTTACATATTGAAAAAACAAGGACGCATTGAACTGCCAACAATGAATGGCAGGGAAGTAAAGGTGCGTTCTATTTCACCTCTTGCACAGGCTCAGGCTAATCAAGACATTTCCTCCGTGGCTAGGTTTCTTGAACTTGTGCAAGGCAGATTTGGCCCAGAGCTTACAAACATATTAATTAACTCTGAAGAAACTGCCGCTTACCTTGCTAAAAAGTTTGGCGTTCCAGATTCGCTTGTTAGAGATTTAGAAGAACGTCAACAAATTATTGCAATGGCACAGCAAATGGCACAACAGCAACAAGGAGAGCCGCCAGTTGGTCAAGGATAGGACGTATCTATCTCTTGATGGGTTTCGCCGCGATAAGAGTGAAGACACAAGAATCAGTTTAGACATAGCAACTTTATTTAATACAGAGACAGGTCAATCTGTTCTGCGTTACTTGCGGTCTATTACCATAGAACAAGTTAATGGCGCTGGTGTTAGCGATGCAGAACTGCGCCATATGGAAGGCCAGCGATATATTGTTGGCCTCATTGAGTCACGCATACGCAATGCACATAAATCAAAGAGGGCTGAAAATGAGTGAAGAAGCACAAGCTGAAGAAGTTGTAACAGAAGGCGGTGACCCAAGACTGGAAACAGTTGAGCAAGCGCGTCCTGAATGGTTGCCTGAAAAGTTTAACACACCAGAGGATTTGGTAAATTCATACACCAATCTAGAAGGTAAACTAGGAAAGAAAGATGAAGATATTCGCAATGCTATTATTGAAGAACTAAGTCAAGAAGCATTTGCTAATAGACCGGAATCTGCTGGTGATTATCAATTGCCGGAAACAATTGACGGTGAAGAAGCCGCAGATAACGAGCTTTTGCAATGGTGGGCAAACACAGCATTTGAGAATGGATACAGCCAAGAGCAGTTTGAAGAAGGTATTAATATGTATGCTGAAGCTCTAAATGCAGATGTTCCAGACTATGATGCAGAGGTTGCAAAGCTAGGTGACAATGCTAATGCAAGGCAGGAAGCGGCTAGCTTGTTTGCTAATCAGTTCTTTGAAGAACAGCATTTGCCAGCTATTGAACGCATGTGCGAGACAGCAGATGGCCTAGAGGCGCTTGAGTTTATGATGAATGCTATGAAAGATGGCGGCCCAGCAATGCAAAGCCAGCCAGTAGCACAAATAACTCACGATCAATTGAATCAAATGATGCTTGACCCACGTTGGCATGACCC